GGACGAATAACTTCTTCTCTCCCTCCGTAATCATGAGTCCGTCCTTCCATTCCAAAAAGGGTTCACTGGAGCTGGAGTCTCCTTCGATCGCGAGAGTGCCATCCTTGTCATTCCCTTGCACTCGAATGACGTCGGCTTCCTCGATGACATCGATCTGATGCTGTGATGCGCGACGATCGATTCTGCGGAATTTGTAGATGTTTTCCTCCTCGTTGTGCTCTTTGAACACCCGCGATCCACTCCCGAGGTTCTCGCCCTTCCACAGCTGCGCCCAATGCTCGATGTCGCTTTGTTGATAGACACTAACCGCAGGTGAGCCGCCGTCGTCGATGAGCTTGAAGAGCTTGACGGCGTAATTGCCATCACTCCCCGAGCCCTCGGGATCTTCAGGATAGTAGTGGCTGCCTTCTTGGTCCTCAGCGGACGAAAAGATCTCTGGCTCTTCAGAAATTTCGCCCATGGAATCGGTAGTAAAGCGACACCACAGCGTGTCACCAATGGCCATGCCAATTTGCGGACGCGGGATCGTGTCGAGTGTCTTGTCACCAGCCTTTGGGATGTGGAACTTGACGGTGGGCTTCGACTCACTCTTGGGCTTGCGCTCAATCACCCAACCCTCCTTGATGGTCACCAGATACTGGCCCTCCTTTTTTTCAATGCCGATCACCGAGAACGGTGGCAGTCCCGCATGGGGCGACGATGTGGGCGATGGGCGCGAATAGGCAAATCCTCCCGAGGAGGCGATCAGCTCCAGACCAGCACCTTGCCGAGGTGTGCGCGCAGCGATGGCCTCCAACAGAAGATTCCAGTCGGCAGCGAGGATCGGATCACCCGGTTTTTTTCTCTGTGGCAAGCGCATAGCGATCAATCGTTATAAATTTCTGCGTCCCATCCGCCACGATCACTGGCGAGCCATTCCATTTCGATGCGAAATGCTTTGCCTTCCTGCGTCTGAGTCACGCCATTGAGCAACCAGTTGCGGCCAGAAGCCAAGGACGGTACGGGACCGAGTGGTTCGTCGATCTTGCCGATGTTGTTGAGCTCCGTGGCCTTCACCTCCTTGTTTCTTACCCAGCTTTCCTTCCACGAAACACGCGGGCTGTAGTAACTGGTCTGGCCGCGCTCGAACTTTTGCAGAGCCTCCTTGCCTCGCTGGCTTTCGACTTTGTCTCGTAGCTTGTTGCCTTGGTCGTCCTTGTCCTTGCCAGACTGGATCAACTGGAGCGCCTCCAGTTCCTTGGCTGCAAGATCCTTGTAGCGTTTGTGACTGAGTAGTGGTTCCTCGGAGAGGGAAAGGCCCATGGTGTAGACGGCATTCTCTTTTTCATCCTCCTTGGGCTCAGCTCCCGCATAGTGGCAGGTGATTTCTGCGAGGTCGCCCTCGGTGAAGTTCACGGTCGATTGAGCGACTGAGATGAATCCGATTTCTGGGTGAATGGTGTTGGGGCGTGGCATGAGCTGCACGGCAGAACTGCGATGGCAAAGGAACACCTGCGTGGCCGTCCACTTGCCCTCTTTATCGACCTGAACGGTGTAGCCTGGTTGTGGGTAGAGTCGTCCGGGTTGGATGGAAACGTGTGTCGGCATATACGCCTGAGCACGGCGTCAACCGAAGGCAGTCACGGATGCGCCACCACCCGGCTTGATACGCTCGCTCATCGCACGAAGAATCCGATTCGTTTCGCTGGTCAGTCGGTTGTTCTCGCGTTGAGCATCGAGAGTGCCGGACGAATAGCCACCACCACCGACCTTGCCGAGTGAGGTGACGATGGGATCCATGATCGTGGTGCTTGCTTGGGCCAGCGGATTGGCGACATTGGATTTTTTTGGAGTTGTGGCACGGGCGACTTGTTTGATTTCCTCGGGCTTGGGCAGGGCATCGCGGATGGTTCCCAGCACCTCATTCATGCGTTCACGCATGGCGCTGGTATCGATCACCTCAGCCGTGTTGCGGAAGGTTTCACCGAAGCGTCCAACGATGTTTTCTCCTGCTTCCTTGAGTCGCTGTGCCACCTTGGTCGCGAGTGGTCCGAGTTGGTCACCAGCATCGCTGTAGCGGGCAGCGGCCTCGGCATCGAGGACGTCGGCGGATTCCCTGAGAGCTCCTTGGGCAGAGTTGATCGATTCTCCTTTGCCAAAGAGTTCCGCAAGAGGTCTTGCGATTTCAAGGGCTTCGGCAAGTCCTTTTTGGAGGAACCCAACGGCACTGAGAAAGATGCCAATGAGAGCATTGCCCATGCCTTTCCAGAAGTCGGCCGTAGTGAGCACCTGGAAGTAGGTGATGGCCGTCTTGAAGATCTCGACGATGTATTGACCAGCAGCGGCGATGGTGGCACGCAGGGTGGCCCAGAGGAAGTTCACGCCTTGGGCAAATCCGAGTTGTAGTCCCGAACCGACGAGGTTGAGGAATTGCCCGCTCTTGAAGATGGCAATCACATACTGCACAGCATCGCGGATTTTGGTTCCTGCCTGCGCGGCTAATGGGGCGAGTTTCTGCGCGAGTGCGATGGCCTGTTCAACCAGGGGACGGATGGCATCGTTGATTGGCGTTCCGAGCGTGAGGAATACCTCGTTGATGGTGTCTTTGAGGGTGGAGAACAGTCCGTTGGTGGTTTTGCTCTGCGCCTCCATCATGCCAGTGAACTTACCGCCTTGCGAGGTCATATCGATGAAGGCCCGCTCGATGTTGGGGAAGCCGACTTTGCCGGACTCGACGAGTTTCTTCACCTCAGAGTCCGACACACCGAATTGCTTGGCAAGCTCCCCGATGATGGGAATGCCTCGCCCTGTAAGTTGGTTGATGTCCTCGGCGAACAGCCGTCCCTGCACTCGTGCCTTGCCATAGAGTTCGGCGATTTCGTTGACTGGAGCCTGGACACCCGCCGATACATCACCAATGCGGGCGAGAGTTGCAGCCACCGTGTCGGAACCCTCACCAAAGGCGATCAGCTTACGACCGGCATCGGCGAGCTCAGGAAACTCGAATGGGGTCTTTGCCCCAAGTTCACGCAGTTGCGCGAGTGTTTGCTCGGCTTTGGCAGCATCACCGATTAGGGTAGTGAAAGCGACTTTGGTTTGTTCGAAGTCGGCAGCTGAAGTAACCGCCTTCATGCCAGCTGCCAGTGCTACGCCGCCACCAGCGAGAGCCGCACCAAGTCCGACTTTCAATCCTGCGGCGGTGAGGCTAGCCATCTTCTTGGCAGAAGTAGCGACCATGGCCGTGGCTCCTGCCATCGATCGACGCAAGGCTGTGATGTCGGCTCCAAGGGTGACGGTGAGTGCGCTCATGCGCCGGGAGTGGAGTCAACTCCTGCAAAAAAATCCGGCCCGCTTCGAGGGAAATGCTCTCCGCTTCACTTCCTTCACTGCGTTGCCTGCGCTCGTCCCTCGCTTGGCTACTCCGTTCCGTTCGCTCCGCTTCCTGCTGTGCTAGGGGACTAAACTGCGAGCCACACGGAACCCGTGGCCGTAGCTCGTGTAAGACGGGGTGATGCTGTAGCGGAGAGCGGCGCGGCAGTAGCCCGCGTAGTAGTACCAGCTGCCGCCCCGGCGCACCCGGTACGTGCCCGAATCAGGCCCACTCGGATCAACGCCACCTTGTAACTCAGAGTCAAACCAATCCCAGCACCACTCCCAAACATTTCCATGCATGTCATGCAGCCCCCAAACATTCGGCTTCTTCATTCCAACTGGATGCGTTTTGTCTTCGCTGTTATTCCCATGCCATGCTACTTCATCAATCGTGCCACCCGAGTATGGGCCAAGTTCACCAGCCCGACAGGCATACTCCCATTGTGCTTCCGTAGGCAACGCCATCCGTCCACCGTCAGTATTGCTTATTTTTGCGTTCAGCTTTTCGAGAAATTCCTGCGCATCATCCCAGCTCACCATTTCGACTGGTAAATTTTTGCCTGCAAAGTAACTTGGATTGTCACCCATAAGTGCAACCCATTGTCTTTGAGTGACCTGCGTTTTCGCCATCCAGAATCCTTTGGTCAAAGTGACATGAACTTGATCCTCATCATCGAATCGATCTTCCTCAGTCTGCGGACTCCCCATTAGAAACTCCCCGGGAGGACACCAACAGAACGTCATCTTCACCCCTTGTGCAATCTCCCAATCACGCTCTTCTCCTGCGCGCATTCCGATCAAAGAATTACCAGTAGTCATCTCTGTTTTGCGCGCGGCGATTTCGCCCAACACACGATTCATCAACTCTAGCTGATGATCCATCCGGCGAATCACTCCGCCAGTATTGCTGATGATGAGCTTGTTTTCTTCAGATGACATCCTCGTTCTCCTTTTCGAGTTCTTGGCTCAAATGCTCGATTTCCTGATCCAATAGCTGTGCTTGCTGGGCAAATAATGACTGCCAGTCAGGATGTTGGATCATCACTTGATAGGTATTGGATTCTTGAATTGTCTTGATGTCTTGTCTCACACGATCCAGAGCTTCTCTGATGCCTGCAATTTTGGCCCGCAAACGCTGTTTCTTGCGCTCTGATTGATCACCATCGCCCTGAATAGAATCGAAAAGACCAGCTTCGCAACGCTCTACCAAATGGCGAATGCGCAACAAGTCACCTTCCTCATAGGCCTTGCGCAACTCCATAAACATCCGAGATGCTGCATCCTTATGCTCATCAGCTACCAAATCCGGATGGCAAAGTTTTGAGCCTCGACGATACATTTGTTTGAGTTCTTTTTGTTCTTCCTCAGATAAATTCCACTCAGTGCGCGCATCTTTTTCCCGCCTGGTTTCTTGTTCCTGCTCAAAGTCCTCGAAGTCCTTCTTGGCTTGTTCGTAAGTAGATTGCTTCTCGGGGTTGATTTTGCTTTCACGCAGTAGTTTGCGCATCCGTAGCTTTAATAAGCGCGCCAGTCGGTCGCCGAGGGACTCGTGAAATGCTGCCTGATAACGCGAGAGTTGATGTGTTAAATCGGCCTGCTCGGTTTCCAGATCGGCAAGCTCTGAGGATAGCAATTCGAACTCTGCTTCGAGCAGAGTAATTTCAGGATCAATCCACTGTGCCAATCGTGTGCCATCAGACAGCAATTTTTCGATCATGCGCACGGCCTCTGCATAGCGGTGGTCAGCCAGCGCAGCTTGGATTTCTTTGATCGCTGGCTCGTGCTGATGCTCGGCAAGACGTGATGTAGCGACGGAAACAAGCTCCAGATCTCCGAGATCCAGAAGTGACTTGATGGCGGTCAGGCGATTGATGAGTGTGGAGGATAAGTTCACGCGTTGGATGATACAAAATTTACGAGTGTCTGTAAAGTTGTATCAATTTTCACAGGGTTGCAATTGGCTGTGTAACGTCCATGCCTGCTTAATTGCGTTCCATTGATCCGTCGCGGTTCCCATTCTGCCTTGGTTGCTCAACTCTGTCCGCACGCCATTGCGCCGGAGTAGGCAGTGCTGATACTGCGTCAGCCTCGCGAGCGGCATGAACATGATCCTATTCTCGGTCCAACCAGTCTCAGCGGCGACGGCAAAGACCTGTGCGGCTAGGAAGCCGGGTTCGTCGCAGGGAGGGGCTTTTTTCCGCCTATCTCTCCCATGGTTTCAACCTGAGCTGCTTCCAGTTCACGGCTTTGCTCTTCCAGTCGTTTGAAGGCGATTTGAAAATCCGCAGGGGTGAGTCCACCACAGAAGATCAGGGCGGATTCGCGGAATCCCTGGTCGTGAAACGATGCACGCACTACTTCTGGCCACGGGGCGCAGTGGGTGAACACAAAGCCCATGATTGCCGAGGTGAATTCCGGTGTGCCGTCCGTGGGCGTTTCGCCTTTCACCAGCGGGTTGCCGGTTCTGAGGAGCACATCGTAACTGGCCAGCGATAGTGGGCGCATGGCGTGGCCGCCGACGATGGTTTCGACATCATGAAAGGCGGAGGAGAGTAGTTTTTGGCGGTCGGTATCGTTCATAGTTTAGAGGTGGCGTAGGTAAAAATCTTCCACAGAGGGCGAGGCATCGAGGGGGATGAAGGCGATCTTGCCCCGGCGTTTCACACAGGCGAGTGGCACGTCCTGTTTCACCTTGTCTACCAGTCGCGCGCGATTGAGCAATGCGCACTTGATGTAGGCGAAGGGATGCTCTGGGTTGGCGAGATGCCACGCATCGTTGTGCCACGCCTCGATGAGTGCCTTGGTATCAAATTTGCCGCAGTGGCTTTGAGGCTCGAAGAACCAGACTGTGCGCTCACCACGGATACCATCACCAACAACACGGACGAATGGCTTCTCGGCAAGCGGGATGCCCACTGCGGTCAAGGCAGAGGCAAGACAGGTATTGCTGGTGGCGGTGGAAGAAAGATGTGACACGGCGTTCATAGATGGATCTCGTTGGCGTT